CGACACCTGAGAATCAACGGTTCTCGTTAGCGTGCAAAACGGGGCTTTTTATTACCATCAGAAAAGTGATATCACAAAGCCACCGAACTGAAACTGATATCATTACTCCAATGTTGTACATTCCTAAACCTATGACCACTATGAAGCCAAATAAAATGCCCGACTCCCCTAACGGATTGTTTACGCTGCTATCCAACCTTCCGGGGCCACTCCAAGCATTTGGGGCGGCTATCATCACTGCGGTTTTGCGCGTTTACTATGACAAGTCCGAGACTAGTTGGCAGCGTGTTGGTCTTGAGGGTGCGCTGTGTGCGTGCCTGGCTACTGGTCTGTCGATGGTCTCCAGCTACTTCGGTCTGCCCGAAAACTCCGGCGTGTTCATCGGCACATTCGTAGGCTTCATTGGCGTCATCAAGTTCCGAGAGTACATGGGCAGGCTGCTGGATAAGAAGACCGAGTGATATACTGGCCCTCAATTAGAGGGCTTTTTAATGGCTAATAGACCAATCGTTCACACAGGGGATAAGACCTCTACAGTCGGGCGCTCAAGAATGTTTGAGACGCCTGATGATTTGATGTCTGCGTGCCAAGAGTACCTAGACTGGAACAGCGCTAACCCTCTGATGGAGGAAAAGCCGTTCTGCTTCCAAGGCCAAATCATCATGGCCGAGATTCCAAAGCCTCGTGCGCCATCCATCGTAGCCCTCTGCACCCACCTCGGCATTCACCGCCATACCTGGCAGAACTATCGCATCAGTGAAGAGTTCGACCTTGTATGCGAAGAGGTAGAGGCCCGTATGCGCACGTACAAGTTCGAGCGCGCAGTTGCCGGCCTGATGAACTCGACTCTCATTGCTCGCGATCTTGGCCTTGTTGACAAGCAAGAGGTTAAGCATTCTAGCGACGGCACAATGCTGCCTAACCGTATCGAGCTAGTAGCAGGCAAGGAATGAGTACGGCGCAAATCCGTCTGCCTCCTAAGATGCTGGAGGTGTTCAGCCATCCTCGTGGCACTGTTCGCTATCGTGGTGCAAGAGGGGGCCGAGGGTCGGGCAAATCCTTTTCATTCGCCAAGATGGCTGCGATATGGGGCGTAATCGAGCCTCTGCGCATCCTCTGCACTCGCGAACTCCAGGCATCGATCAAAGAGTCATTCCACGCCGAACTAAAGAACGCGATTGCATCAGAGCCTTGGCTTGAGGCTGCGTATGATGTTGGTGTTGACTATCTGCGCGGAAAGAACGGGACAGAGTTCCTGTTTAAAGGCCTGCGACACAACATCGGCTCTATCAAGTCGCTGGCTCAGATAGACCTGTGCATCGTGGAAGAGGCTGAGGACGTCCCTGAAGCCTCCTGGCAAGCCCTAGAGCCAACGATCCGCGCACCAGGCTCAGAGATATGGGTAGTCTGGAACCCGCGCCTTGACGGTAGCCCTGTAGACCATCGATTCGTAAAGAACACCCCGCCACGATCCTGTATCGTGGAAATGAACTATTCCGACAACCCGTGGTTTCCGCTTGAGCTTGAAGAACAGCGCCTGCACGCGCTCAAGACGATGGATAGCGCGACCTATGCTCACATTTGGGAAGGCGATTACCTAAGCCGCACCGATGCGCAAGTGTTCGCTGGCAAGTCACGCATTGCCGATTTTGAGCCAGGCCCTGACTGGGACGGCCCATACAACGGCCTAGACTTCGGGTTCGCGCAAGACCCTACGGCAGCCGTCAAGTGCTGGATCTTCGACGATAGGCTTTACATTGAGTACGAGGCAGGCAAGATCGGCCTTGAGCTTGACGATACAGCCGCATACGTCAATGAACGCGTGCCTGGATTCGCTGAACATGCCGTCCGTGCCGACTGTGCACGCCCTGAATCTATAAGCTACCTGAAGCGACACGGGATGCCTCGCATCGAAGGTGTCGCAAAGGGCAAGGGCAGCGTAGAAGACGGCGTAGAACACATCAAGAGCTATCAGGAGGTGGTAATTCACACGCGCTGCGTCAAGGTGCAGGAAGAGTTCAGGAAGTACGGGTACAAGGTTGATCGTCTATCCGGAGACATCCTTCCGGTGATCGTTGACGACTGGAACCACTACATTGACGCCATTCGTTACGCGCTTGAGCCTGTGATGAAGCTGAAGAACTCGGGCGGGGTCTTTCTGCCACGGCGCATGAGGTCCTGAGAACTGTTCTCCGGAAAACAGTTGACGCCTATCGCCAGCCATATACAATCGCTGCATACACAGGAGGCGGCGATGAATGAGCTGGATGATAAGCAATGCATTGATGAAGGATTACGAGAACTCGCTTTGTTCGCAGGTGCGGGAGGAGGAATTCTCGCTGGAAAGCTGCTCGGATGGCGAACCGTCTGCGCAGTCGAGCGAGAACCCTACGCCGCTAGCGTACTTACAGCAAGACAGAATGACGGCATTCTCGAAGCTTTCCCGATCTGGTCAGACGTTTGCACCTTTGACGGAAAACCTTGGCGCGGACTTGTTGACGTGGTATCTGGCGGGTTTCCTTGCCAAGACATCAGCGCATCCGGTAACGGCGCAGGAATCGAGGGCGCCAAGTCAAGCATGTGGAAGCACATGGCAAGAATCATTGGCGAAGTACGACCTAAACTCGCATACATGGAGAACAGTCCACTCCTTGTTTCCAGAGGACTTGCCGTGGTCCTCGGTGATCTTGCCGAGATGGGGTACGATGCGGAATGGGGATGTTTATCAGCGTCAAGCCTGGGAGCCAATCACGTCAGGGATAGAATCTGGATACTTGCTACCGACTCCAACTTGCCACAATGCGAAAGAGGGAGCCTATCCAGCCGAATACACCCGCAACACACCAACCTTGGCGACTCACGTTGGTGGGAAGATTCACCCGAATTTCACAGAGTGGATGATGTGCTGGCCTCAAGATTGGAGCGCCTTGTCGCTGTCGGCAACGGACAAGTTCCAATCGTGGCAGCAACAGCATTCGTAAAACTTCTGGAGAGAAATCATGGATAAACCACGATTCACTGCGGTCACTGGCGCCGATGGGAAGCTGTATTGGACCTGTAACGATGCTGGCAGACACCCAAGCCAGGCGGGTCGAGGCCCTACAGTCGTTCTAGCTTGGAACAGATGGCTGAAAAAACTCTACACATAATAAGTTGACGACGAGCCGAATAAATTCAATAATCGGCTCACACAACACGGAGGCGGTAAAGATGGCGACGGTTGAAGAACGAGAACTGATCAGAGAAATCACTGATTTGGCGCTGGATATCGGTGCTGGCGATTACGATGTGTGCGTGGATTACTCTGGTCACATTCATGCGCTTTCTGTGCGTATCGCGTTGCGCGGATCAAGCGATTGCGTGTACTACGGAGAACAGATTTATCTGAGTGGCCGCAAGGAAATTTGGAGCGCTGATCGGGCAATCGCTGAACTTGATGAGGCGCTGACTGAAATCAAGAAACACCACCCACAATTCGACGCGGACGGGGTTAAGTTATGAGTATCAATTGGGAGAAATCACCAGAGGGTGCAACTCATTTTCACTATGGGAATGTTAAGTATTCTGCGCACTGGTATAAGGACGGCTATTTCTGTGTTGTAGGATTTGAAGATAAAGGCTGGAAACAAGACTTCGAGCCCAGCCCCAAAGATCAATATATCGATCGCCCAAAACCAAAACAATGGTCAGGCCCGCAAGATGGGTTGCCGCCAGTTGGTGAGCAGATAGATATTTACGACGAAGATAATCACGAATGGGTAACGTGCAAAGTTGTTTATATTGGAGTGCATGATGGAGGTTCTGCCGTTATTGGTCAAGGTGATGACGTGATTATGTACGGTTACAACAATGGTGATATTCGCAAGCCGCGCACCAGCGCAGATGTCGCCGCCGAACAACGAGAAACCGCAATCCGCGAGATCATGGATATTGCCGATGTGGATTGCCGGGTTACTGCGGCTCGACTGGTTGATGCTGGGTTTAAGCGGGAGGTGGTTTGATGGGCTGGAATACGGGATACACAATCTTTGAAGAAACAGTGGTTGGCGCTTACGATCTCGGGCTTCTGAATAAGGATTTGCTTGGCGTACTCATGCGACCGTATGCTGGTTCAGATATTGATTCTGGCGGTAGCTGCGATCTTAGGTCTAAGGATGGGAAGCCGGTTGAGGAAATTGTTATTCTGGTGCATAGTGAAATTACTAAAACAATGCCGCTGGGAGATTATGACGATAACCCAGATGAGTGGGACGAATATCACGAGTCCGTATCAAATGACTTCGGGGAGATAGCAGCAAGCTACGGATGGTAAAACAAAAGGCCCTCTAAACAAGGGCCTTGACTTTATCTAAAACACCATTTCCCATCTGTCCACGGTCCATAAACCGTGGACATTTGAGATTTGGTGTTTTTCATTTGTCAAGTTTGCGCTTGGCTCGCTCGATGATTCCTTTGCTTAGTGGTTCGCCTTTAGAGTCAACTAGGACTTCTGTAATTCCACATTTGCAATTAATTGACGCGCCTGGAGTATTAGCGTACCAGTCTCGTTCTTCTTGCACTGTATACAAGTGCGCGTGTCTTGCCCTGTGATCCGGCCTTGTAGTCGTACTGAGAGCGCTCAAGTGCATAACCTTAGTCTTGATACCCAAATCAATCTGCGCCGCCTGAGCCTCATCCATGCGCGCCTGTCGAAACGAATTCGTAACCTCAGTCCTCGCAATCCTCTCGGCACGCGAACGGTTAACCCCTGTGCGCGCCTGAATGTCCTTGGCGATAACTCTAGGATTCTGGCCGGCGATCATCCCTCGCGTTAACGTCTGCGCGAGATCCGATTTCATCTGCTGACTAAACCCCTGCATTAGTTCGAATTCGCGAGCGGCTAACAGGCTGATGCGCTTGCGATATGGAGGACTGAATAGGATCGCGTCAAGTGTCGGCTTCGTTAGCGAATACAGCTCAGACTGGACGGTTAGGTTGGCTGCCGTTGCTGCTGTGCCCTGAATGTAACTAGGTTCTACGTATGCGCGCATGGCCCATAGTTCGGCCTCTCCACCTTCAAGCAGGATCAGATTGCAGATGCGCTCAATCTCCGATCCAATGCCTGAGAGAATCGCCTGATCAAGCTGAAATTGGTAGGTGCTGGCGTTGATCTCTAGAGCGTTCAACGTGACGACGGTGTAATTCTGCTCGCCAAGGATTCGCAGCACTTCCTTGCCAATCGCATTAACGCGTCGGTCGAAGTCCTTCATGAATCGTCTTTCGCGAGCGTCTTGGCCAGTCGCGTCGGCTAAGCTGCGTGGCAATATCGGCTGACCTACGGCCATAAATAATCCTTGCGTCATTCGTTGGGCTTGGGGTAGATTGTACGCGAATCCACTGGAGGCTACAAAATGACAACGATCTACCTAGATACAAATTCTGCATTCGAAGAATGGTGCGATGCGAACGGTTACGATAGCGAAGACGAGCATGATCGCGAAGAGGAAGTGTTTAAGCGCGGATCTCATGTCAGCTTCTATATCAAGAAGGAAGCTGACGATACATACGCATTCGTCACAGCTAATTGCGACTATGATTGGGGCCGAGACGGAATCGAGATCCAGAAGGAAGGCCTTAAGCGAACAGAGAAGCAAGTAACGACAACCACTGTCGTTTACGAGTAAAAAGAAAGGCCTCAATTAAGAGGCCTTTTTCTATTGCGCTGGAACTGCTGCCGGTTCGGGTGGCGGCTCTACATCAGGAAGCGGAGTAAGCGCCTCCGTGTTTTCGTAACCTGCTGCCGTCCGCATCTCTTCAGGACTAAAGATCATCTCGCCACTTGCAAGACTAGAAGCATTGACCTCGCTCATAGTCTTGACGTTCAACAGCTTCTCAGCATCAGTCGATTCAGTAAGCTCATCCCACATGACTTCGAAGTCTTCCTTACGCTCAATGACACCGTGATCCATCATCCATTCGACCACTAGGCGAGAGTTGGGGCCGACTTCATTCAGGCGACGACCCTGGCCGAACCGATTGAACGCCTTAATGTCTTCGTTGCTTGCGAGCGTGCCAGTTTGACGTCCCACGATGATCGTAGAGCCGACTCCGATACCTGCGCCGACCTCTTGCAGGTTGACTTCGAACGGGCCAACAGGATCGGGCACAGCAGACGTGATCGCAGTAACTGTGCCGTCTTGCGTGATGATTGCCGAGTCAATGCCCCGGTTAAGGCCATCCACCACGGAGTCGTATAGCGTCCCGATTTCTGATAGCTGCATTCCGTGAGCGCGGGCAATGCTCTGCAAATCTGCATCTTTGCTGAATCCGACATGGATAGCACGAGCAGCAGCCTTGATGTATGCCTCGCCAGAACCGCCAGTAACCTTCTCAAGCGATATGAGCGCGTTCAGAATTGGCTCATACACCGACTCTGGCTCAGTAATCGAGCCAAACACGATAACGCGGTCAGGATGGATCTCTACTTGCCTAGTCGCCGCGCCGATAGCTTCCGAATGCTCTGTGAAGCTGAACATTGTCGGATTGCCGTAGTCTGCTGACTTCTCGTCGGTATTCCACGATGTAACGGTCAGAGAGCCGCGCCATGCGGGGATAAACTTTACGATGGCCGCTGCGCTAATTGTTTTCAGTGGTTGATTCCACTGTTTCGAGTCCTTAACCTGAATAATCAGGCCAGCATAACCGCCAACCATTTTGCGCTTATCAGTCTCCTTGATCGCAGACCAGATAGCTTTCTTCTTGAACAGTCGCTTAACGTCCTTTTCCCACTGAGTTTCATCGCGGGATTCGTCGAACTCGTCCTCGCCCTCAATGATCCACGGGTTCGTCTGCCACGTCTTATTGAGGATCTGCATCAATGCCCCATGACCAACGCCATGACGCTTGTAGACGCGGTAGAACTCGCTAAAGCCAGGATTTTCAGGGAACCCGTATTCGCAATACGCTCTCTCATGACGCTTCGTATCCAGCGCGCCAGTACCGAACGCAGCCAACTGACGAGACGCAGCGATCTGTCGTTCAGCCAGGTTATTCAGCGCCATCATCAGCTCAGGTGGTGCATTGACAGTCATAAAATAGGGCCTCGTAAATTATCCTCATTATACAGCTTGCGGGAATGCTGGGTTTAGGCTAAGGTTTGCGTACTTTAAATGGAGGGTTGGACGGATGAAATTGGTTGAATTGTTGGCGCGGGAATTGGATTCGTGGGCTGCTGGGCAGGTTGCAGCCGTACAAGATCCAGATGCGGATGGAACAGTCTGGTTTGTTTCGTCGAATGCTGGCTTGGAATTTAATGGTTCAGAGTGGAAATATGACGGATATTTTGAGATCGCAATCTCAAGGCCATCTAACCGCGCTGAAGACTACGATAGCGCTATCATTACCCGCGCCCAATGGCAAGCCGAGCGCGACCGTCAGAAGGGTGGCGAGTGGAAGCGGCATCGTGGTGGGAAGCGCCCAATATCTTGCGCCAGCCTTGTTGATGTAAAGCGAAGAAACGGCGACATTATGCAGTGTAGGGCCGGAATTCTGGAGTGGAAGCACAGCAGAAAGGGAGACGACGTGATGCAATATAAGGTAATCGGCCAGCCACAAGCGGAGGAAGTAGAATATCGCGGACCATTCCCTTGCGCTCCAGTCGGCAAACCGGAAGACGCTATCGAATTCGACATTGAATTTCCATCAGGAGCATGCAAATTGGAAGCACAAGTAGACCAAGTCGACGGCCCGATCAAGTGGCGCGACACAATCATCCACTGCCAAGCCATCATCGAAGACTGCGAGCGCGAGATTCAGCGGAATGTTGATTTGCTGGATGCGGAAGGCTTGATGATGCAGACTGATAGCAAGAAGGCGATGCAGCATTATGCGCCTGACGTCGACATGAGCGATTGGCGGAATTGGAAGGTTAGCGATAAGATCCGCATGACTTCGCGTGATTGGTGTGATCTTACCAAAGGCGCCATTTATGAAATAGTTGATACGGGGGATGACTTCATCAAAATTATTGATGACGTTGATTATCGCCGCTCACTAGAAGTCGATGGCGAAACGATGCTTGAGGATGGCAGGCTGCTGGATTTTGAATTCGTGTCCAGTCCGTAACCAGTCCTGCAACACAAAACCCTGCTTCGGCGGGGTTTCTTTTGTCCGTGATAAACTAGGCGCAATTATTGGAGACTATCCTATGCGCCAAAAACAGTCGTTCGTCGTTAACTCGACCACCGACGCCACAAGTACCCGCGTAAACGTCCGAGTAGCGGTTAACGCTGCGTCAATCCGTCGCGAGCAGCATAACGGCCGCGAGCATATCGTGGTGCCGTCGTTCACGCTTCCAGATGGAGTTGTGATGAATAACGGCCTCTATCCAAAGGAAGAGATCGACAAGGCGTATGCTGGGCTTGAGGGCACTCTTGCGCCACTGTCGCATCCGATGGTTGATGGTGATTACGTTAGTGCTCGACAACCAGAAGCGATTAACGCTTATCACGTTGGCGCCTGGAATCGCAATGTTCAGCGCGTTGGTAATCGGGTAGCAATTGAAAAGTGGATTGACGTTGAGTTCGCCAAGAATTCTGAGAGTGGCCGCGCATTGCTTGAAGCTATCGACAAGCAAGAGCCTATCCACACGTCAACCGGCATCTTTCTTGATCGCGAGATGACTCCGAACGCTGATGGCTACGGCTGGATTGCACGCAATATGAAGTTCGACCATGACGCTATCCTGATCGGCGAGACCGGCGCTGCAACTCCTGCTGACGGCGTTGGCATGATGGTCAACAAGACCTTCGTTATAAACTCTGCGATTCCAGCCGTCAACGAAGACGCGCTAGACGACTCATACGGCGAGAAGCTTGCCATCTTGAGCGAGGCAGTCAAGGAGCGGTTTGCCACTTCGGATTCCTACGCATACGTGCAGGACTTCGATGATCGCGCGCTGATCTACGTAACGCCAGAAGGCACTTACACCATCGACTATCACTATGAGGGCGACAATCCAATCCTCACTGGCGAATCGAAAGTTGTAACTGTTGAAACGTCGTACAAGGCGAAAACCAACTCCATGATTGAGCACGTCCGAAGCGTGCTAAAATATTTCAGTACCAAAACTAAACAGCCTGTTGTGCAGGTTAATACTCCCGAGGAACAAGATATGACCCCTGAAGAAGTTCAGGCCATCGTTGATAAGGCAGTGGGCGCAGCAGTTGATGCAGTGAACCTCAAGCTGAACTCTTCAGAGGCTCAAGTAAAATCGTTGCAAGAAGCATTGCAAGCTAACTCCGACTCGCTGTTGAAAGACAGGCGCGCCGCAGTCGCAAAAGTTCACGGCGAAGTTGTTGCAAACGCCTTGAGCGGTGAAGCTCTGGACGCAATGTTCGCTAGCGTGCAAACCGCAGCAGGCATCGTTTCTGGCGCGCCAGTAATCAACAGCGGCGACGAATACAAAGTTCCTAGCATGTCTGATCACTTTGGAGGTGCTAAGTAATGGCATACCCACGCTACCATCGAGTCAACCTTGACGGCGACTCGCTGATGAAGACCGAGACCCGCAAAACTGCCGCAGCATTGCTGCCAGGCACTATGGCGGTTATCAACTCTTCCGATTTGTTCGCCCAGCAAGCAACCGCTGTTGGCCGGATGTACGTGATGGATGTTGGTTATCATCAGGGTCTGAAGATTACCGAGGCCAACCCAATTGGCGACAGCGCGGTGGGTAACTACTGGGAAGAAGGCCGCGAATACGCAGTTCGCGTTGCAGCCGCTACCGTAGTTAAGAAAGACACCCCGATCAAGCTGGCTGCCGGTGGTATTGGTGCTGTAGGCATCGAAGGCACCGACGTAATCATCGGCTACTCGCAGGACGCTGTCACCATCGGCGCAACTGCTGACTTTATCCGCGTTCGCGCAGTGTCCATCTAAGGGGACTTGAACTATGTATTTTGAAGCAAACGCGGAAAAGAAATATCCGCACATTACCAGCCACTGGAACGCCATGTGGGCCAACCGTAACTGGTTCGACAAGACCGACAAGGCGATGATGGCTGCCTACAACAGCGCAATGCCTAGCGGCATGGCTGTCAACGCTGGTGGGATCACCCGCGACTACTGGGCCGCAATGGATAACCAGATTGTCGAGCTGCGCAACACTGGCGTTGGCATGGAGATCGTTAACGACCTCTTGACCATCCAGACCGTTGTCGATATCGGCAAAACCGCCAAGTTCTACAACAACGTCGGTCACATTGCCGATGACGTAGTAGTTAGCATCGACGGTCAGGCACCTTACAGCTTCGACCACGTCGACTACGGCCAAGACGCTGACCCAATCCCTGTTATCCAGGCTGGCTGGGGCGTGAACTGGCGTCACTTCCGTGGCTTGCAGACTGAGGGCATCGACCTCGCTCTGGATAGCCAGCGTGCAAAAATGCGTGTCTACAACGACAAGCTGGTATCCATCGCTCTTGATGGCGCCTCGAACATCTCCGTTCAAGGCTTTCAGTCGCAAGGTCTGCGCAACCACCGCAACACCAAGAAGATCGACCTGAACGTCTCCGCTGCTGGCGGCGGTCTGATCAACTTGGCAACTGCAACTGCTGCCGAACTGATTGCCTTCTTCCAAGGCCCGTTCGCAACCATGCTGCGCACCAACCGCATCCCTGAGCTCGATATCCTGTGGGTTTCGGACGAAGTAGGCGTGAACCTGGGCAAAGTGTACGTAGAGAACGGCGTGACTGTTGGCACCGTTCAAAGCTACCTGCTCCAGTTCATCAAGGTGAAAGAGATCCGTTCGACCTACGCTCTGGTAGGTAACGAAGCTCTCGGCTACGTACGCAGCCGTGACGTTGTGACCCCTCTGGTTGGCATGGCTTCGAGCATTCAAGCTCTGCCACGCCCAATGCCAGAACACAATTTTAATTTTCGTGTAATGGGCGCCATGGGCATCCAAGTCAAAGCCGACGCTGATGGTTTGGGAGCTGTGGTGTATATGGCAAAACTGACCTAATAAGTCGTAACAATTAGCCCTCTTCGGAGGGCTTTTTTATTGGTAAAATACCCATAACGACAAAGTTTTTGGGGGTCGACATGGATTTGATATCAAGGAAAGAAGCTTTATCTCTTGGGCTGCCTAGGTACTTCACCGGCAAGCCGTGCAAGAACGGACATGTGGATGCCAGATCCACGGCAATGGAATCATGCATGGAGTGTATAAGGGAAAGAGGCAGGAACAGAGACAAGGAGCGCGCAGCAGAATCTAGGCGAAAGTCGTATATCAAGGATATTGAGGCGTCTAGGCAGAGAGCAAGAGATGATTATAGGAAGAGGCTTGTGCAGATCAAGGGGTATCAAAAGGTCTACCAGAAAACAGAATCATTTCTTGCGGCGTGCAGAAGAAGCAGCAAGAAAATCAGGAAAGCAAAGCCATGGATTCCAGCCATTAGAAACCTGCTAAACGGATCGATAGCGAGGATCGGCTCGGTAAAAACGGAACGCACCAATCAGGCGATTGGATACTCACCCGAAAAGCTTAAGCAGAGGATCGAGTTCAATTTCAAACCAGGCATGTCTTGGGAGAATCACGGAGAATGGCATATAGACCACGTCAAGCCAGTTGCGAGATTCTCCGAGCAAGGCATCAAAGATCCTAAACTGATAAACTGTCTATCAAATCTTCGCCCGATGTGGGCAACTGAGAACATTAAGAAAGGTGCTAAATGGCAAGGTATGAAGTAGTAAAATCATGGCAGGGCGTATCGGTCGGCGATGTGATCGAAACCGATACCCTGCATGATGCGCTTAAGCCAAACGTGCGCGAATTGCCAGAGAAGGCTAAAGAGCCAGAAGTAGAAGCCCCTCGCCGTGGGCGCCCGCCAAAGGATAAAGAGTAATGGCTAGATTCCGCGTCACATACCCAACGAACGGCCTTGAGGCTGGCGCTATCGTCGAGTCTGACTCATGCCCGCAGTGGCTTAGGGGTAAGCGTGTATCGCTACCTGACGAGGCTGTGAAGGTGCTTGAGGTGGCTAGTCCTAAGCCCAAGGTAAAACGCAAGTAATAAAAAAGCCCCGAATTATGGGGCTTTATTTTTAGATCAGAATCAGCAGAACGATGAGCCATAGCATGGTCGTGTCCTCGTTGTGGTTGATAGGCCCGGTTAAGGGGATGAAGTTAGGCGTCTTCAACTAATATTGAATGTGACTCCTGTAAAACCTTTTCATACTTCGCTGGATCGCGTTTTTTCAGCATGCCCATTGCGATAGATACAGCCCTCGGAGCCTGATAACAATTGACCTGCACAACCGCCATCTTGTTACCAGCTTTGTCGCTGAAATTCACCAACCAATTCTGCGCCATCTCGTCTTGCTCCGCTGTCTGTTTGTCCTGCTTGATTTGAAGATTAGACCGCAACCACAATCCCGTCAAGCAAGAAATTTCATTATTTTCGGCGCAATCTCCTTAGCCTTAGTCACCAGAAACAAATGCCCGTCGTCAATGATGTGCATTTCAGCGTTAGGAATGCGTCTAGCGATGAATTCCATGTTCACAAGAGGAATGATCGGGTCGTCATTGCCTGCCAGTACGAGAGTCGGTTGCTTGATCTTGTGCAGCCAGAATGCGGAGGACCACCACCAGACTGCCATGCCTTGGAGTTTGTATCCGAGTTGCGATGTCGGCGCCTTCATTTTGTTGGCGTAACTTGTGCACAGCTCAGGATTATTCCGAAACGAACCGCCGTAAATCTCCGGAGCGATTGCAGCCATATGCTCAGGGTTCGTATAGCGCTCAGGGCTAGCCATCATCATCAGAACCTTCATAGACGGCGGAACCATAGTAACGCCTGAAGAGGTAGCGGCCAGGATGAGCTTGGTGCAGCGCTTTGGATGGTCATAGGCGAACTGTTGAGCAAGAAAGCCTCCCCATGAAACGCCTGCGACTGTAACCTCGTCGTAATCCAGCACGTCAAGCATGCGGGTAACGAGTCGCGCAAGACTGCTGAAGGTGTACGGCAACAAAGGTGTCGATGATCCGCCAACACCAGGCACGTCGAACGCAATCACCTCAAGATCAGGATCAAGCGCCGCGACGAGTGGAAACACAAGCTCCAGTGACGCACCGATTCCGTTGAATATCAACAGCGGCGTAAGAGTTGATTTTCCTGGACGAACAGCCGTGCGGATTGTCTGTCCGTCAATAATGACTGTGCGATAAACGAATGGTGTTGTTTTTATTTCCGTTAAGCAGCTCATCGTCATTCCTTTGGTTGGGACTACAAGAAACTCAGCACGCGCTCGTATTCTGCTGTCATTCGATCTGCTTCGGCTTGGGCTTCTTGTTCTGTTTTGAAGCTGCCGATGATCATCTCGCCGCTGGTTACGGTGAAGGTGTTGCGGGCTTTCTTTACGGTAAAAGTCATGTTTTCTTTACTCCTTTGTATAAATGATTTTTTTGCTGGAGTCGCGGTCATATTGCTGTGCTGAATCCAGAGTTTCATATCTACTGATAGAAAAATCAGGCCCGCAGCAGTCGCATGTCGTGTCATATGGAGTGATATCGAGCTTTTCTTCAAAAATCGACGCTGCAACTGACTCTTCATCAGCTTCAATAATGATTACGTCGTAATCTGTTTTGTTGCCGCCACCGCTTGCCATGTCGAAGAATCTGAAAAACATTTTATTTTCCTTTCGTTGGTTTCGTTGCGTGATTCGTAGGCTATTCCCTCGCAGATTCTACGTCAATAGAAATGGAAAACTATTTTCCGCTGGCTGACGAGTGGCGACATCAGGCTGTAGCGCTCGTATCTCATCAACAACGTCCCTATCTATCTTGAACCACTCGGTGGCACCGTCAAAGTACCTAAACCCACAACTTTCAAGCTTCGAGTGGTAGTGCTTTTCGAGGTCAGATATCTCATACCCATCAGATTCAAAGGTATGGATTACCTTGAATTTGAACGGGGTTTGCTTTCTTAGCTTCGTTTGTCGGTCTCTCAGCTTGTTCGCTATCCCGACCTTGATGTATGCGCCACAATCACTTTCCAGCAGGTAAAGGTGCGCAGGCTTTTCTACGTCAAATCCAGACACGCTGCATTTTGGGCAGCCTCTTCCCTTTAGGTGGCTGTTCGGTGACTGCCTGAAAGATCCGTGTTCAAAGCATATGATTTCTAGTTTTTTAGAGTCTCCCGCGTATGTAGATTCAGTATATTTATACTTTGAATCATGAGCCGCGATTGCCTGAGCCAAGAATTCAGAGAACGGCTTCATTCTTTTCTTTGCGTTGAATTCGTCAGCACACCTTGTGCATCCTTGGCCGTTCGTGTGCGCGTTAGGAGTCATAAGAAATGGTCCATGTATTCTGCAAGTTATCTCTAGCTTCTTATCCGTCCTTACGTAAAAAGATTTTGCGTATGAGTACCTATCGCCATGAACAGATATTGCAGACTGAATGAACTGATCTGTTGTTTTTGTTTTTAGCCTTGCCTTCCTCTCTTTCCCGCATTCTGCGCATCCCTGTCCGGCGAGGTGCGACATGGGGGCCTGAAAGAAAATGCCATGATCTGGACAGGTTATAGCCAGCGGCGATGAGTTGTTCCTATAGATAGAATGCTCGTATGAGTAAAAGCCATCATGCGTTTCTGATGATCTTGAGATGAATTCACAAAGCGTCAATCTTTTAGGCATAGGTCCTCCGATTTTAAATGTATTATGCCGTGATAGAATTGTCATTGCAACCAATAAATGGTGAAAAAATGCCGACCTTAGACCAGCTAAAAGCGTTCCTTGCGTCCATGGGAGTGCCTCTAGCGCCTGATTTTGTATTGCAGGCAATCCTCGACGAGACGTCGTCTGTTGAGCAGTGTCTTATTGGAGCTGGATACTCAAACTCTAAAATATTGCTGATCATGCTTTATCTGATGGGCTTAATGTCTATTCCTGGCTCTTCGAAATACATTAGCTCTCAGACTGCGCCTAGTGGTGCCAGCCAGTCTTTCCGATACACCAACGAAACAGATGCATTCAATAACGTTCGCGGCCTGCTGCAAAACCTAGACAAATCTGGCTGCACTGATGGGCTAGTTCCTGTGATTGGATCAAGTGCCGGCCTATGGGTTTCTACTGGCGGGACTTGCTGCTAATGGCCTACATGTCTGAGTGGTACTTCACCGAGATCGCCACCGTCTACCCACGGCTCGCAGAGAGCGACTGGGGCGGCGGCATCAGCTACGGCACCCC